GGGTCGCTGGCAGTGATGGCCGAGTTCTCATTGATCCAGTACGCGGTCGCACCGGCCGTCCGACGCGGGAACAGCAGCACGTCGCTCGGCATCACCACGTTGGTGGCGTTTTGCGCAAACGCGGAGTACTGGTCAACTAAGCGAATTACGGCCGATGACAACGAATCCGGCACGAATGCAGATCCGGTCGTAGCGCCGGTCGAGCCCTGGGCACGAGCCTCAACGCCGTGGTCATGGCACCACCGCTTCGCGTCGGCGTCGCCGCTCTTAGCCTTGAACCACATGCCCACCGAGTAGGCGTCTTTGGCGTTCTCAAACGCACGGAGCCGGCCCGAGAACGGCACCGCCTCAACGCGGACCTTCTCGCTACGCTCTTCGGTCACTTCGGGAGCCGGCGTGCAGCGGTCAACCACGCTGCGGAGATTCTTGGCCGACTCAGCCACCGACTTCTCAAAGTCGATCCGCTTGGCCAGCTTGCCGGCCTCGGTGTTCATCGCCTCGAGTTCAAGATCGCGCTCGGCAATCTTGTCGGCATCGGTGCTCTCGATCGCACGCACGGCGTCGATACGGTTGGCGAGGTTAACGGCCTCGTCCTGCAGTTTCTTGAGGTTGTCCACGTGGTATATCTCCGCCGGCGGTATTGCCGATGGATTCCACTGTGCCTCTAGCGTGCCGGCCTCTTGCAGAACCGGACTTCCGAAAGTGTTGTTTTCACAAACACCACGCCGCGAGCGCCGCACCTTGGGCAGCGCAAATACTGCTGACGCTCTTCGCCGCAAGGGCGAGAAGAACGGCACCGCAACTTCTCGCCGCAGGTGCAGCGGGCCTCAGACATTCTTGAGCCTTAAGGTGGCAGCCCAGGCGGCGGCGACGCCCCGCAAGGCCGAACGCGAACTAACCGCCCGAACTGCCGGCTCTTCGGCGGACTGCGATGCAATCCATGCCTCGTAGGAACGCATGGCGACGCTGGCAGACGTTGACGGGTACGCAGGCGTGAGCACTGGGCCAACGTCGTACAGGCCGCTCACCTCGCGGATCTGGCGGATTGCTTGGCCACCGTCGCCAGTGCGGAACGCTTCCCCGTCTTTGCCAACCGTGAACGCGAATGAACTGCCAGCCACGTCCTTGCGGGCGATGAGCTCAAGCACGTCGGCACGACTCACGGGTGGAGTGACCACGTACCGCAGCCCCTTGCTGTCGCTGCTCAGTTCCAGCGTGCCGCTCGAAGTGCGACCGAGCACGATGTTGCTGTCATGGTTGAACAGGGCCACAACGTCCTGCTTGCCACGCTGCCGGCTCAGCACCTTGTCAAAAGCACCCGGCAGGATTTCTTCTTTAAACCCGCCCAGGTCAAGGCTCATGCGGTTGTAGACGGCGGCGTAGCCGATGATGGCTGCCCGGCCGTCAGCACGCTGCTCAACGATGAGCTCGTCAGTCTCGTCAAAGGCGAAGTCGCGGCGCTCAAGTTCCATTCGTCGGCACCTCCTGGGCGGTAGTCGTGTCTTCGGCATCGTCTTCTGGCGTGCCGTCCGATGGCTCGCCCAGCGTGTCCTGCGGCATCGGCTGCGGATCTTGCGGCTGTGGCTCGCCTGCCTTCTCCAGCGTGGTCATGTTCAGCTGAATGAAGTGCTGATCGCCTTGCGGGCCGATCGGGTTAAGGTTCTCTAGCTCTCTCACTTCGTTCACCGTCATCCAGCCGTTCTGGAGCGCCGATACGAAATACGCTGACCGGCTCGCGTGGTCGCCGCGAAGCAGGCCGCTTACGCTGTGCTCAGCGAAATACTTTTCATCATCAACGATGAGGTCACGGCTGATGGCTGCTTCCCACCGCTTCAAGTGCGGGAGCAGGCAGTGCTGCACGAACTCCGTGCCCTGCACCTCGATGTTGTTGAACGTGCTGCGATCCAGCTGCTGAATCAGATGGGGCGGCACATGGAAGATTCGGCAGCACTCGTACACGGAGAATGCCCGGCTCTCCAGCATCTGGGCAGCCTCGTTGCTGCTGCTTAGCTCTTTGGCCGTAATGCCCGCAGGCAATACAGCCGTTCTGAAGGCTCGGTCGCTGCCTCTGTGCATTCGCTCCCAACTCTCACGCAGTCGCTCGGCCGCGTCTGTGGGAATCGGGTTGCTGCTTTCAAGGATTACGCCAGGGCGTGCCCCGTTGCCAAAGTACGTAGCGGCGTGCGCCTCAAGAGCCTGCGAAAGACCAAGCACATTCTGAAAGAGCTTATAGGTAGGAATCGGCTTGATGCCGTCTTCGGTCGTGAATCGCAGGGCGAATATCTGCTCCTGGCTGTAGATCGTCTGCTGCCCACTTGGCTCGCGGTAGCGATACCGCAGCGTGCCGTCAGTCAGCCGCTCAGCCTCCATGCGGCTGCTGTGCAGCGGCCACAATTCCGACACAGCACCGCGAGTACCTGGGCGGATTTCGGCGTAGCTCGCACCGTAGTGCAGGTACATGCCAGTCATCCAATCGCGGAACTCTTGGGCCGTCTGCCAGGGATTTGGTTGCTGGTGGAGCAGGCGATACACGGGATGGCTCGTGGCCTTCTGTTTCCCGCCGTTGGCCATCCGCTCGTAGATGTGCAGCGGCAGGGCAGATACCGCATCCGATATGACGCGGATGCAGGCGGTATACGCCGAGCACGCCATGGAGTTGTCGGCGTTGACGCGGATCCCGGAAGGCGTGCGGCTGGAACTCACCTCGGGCCAGTCAATGCCGCGAAGGTCAAACATCTTGAAGTCGGCGGCGGCGTTTTCGCTCATAGAGTCACGATGTCCCAGGACTGTTCTGGCGTGGCTGCGGTTGCCTTCTGCCACAGCCCGATGGCCATGACCAGCGACACGATGCCGTCTATGCGTTCTGTGCTCTTGGCCTTGCTCGGCTTAATGTTTCCGGCTGCGGAATCCTGCTGGATGGCCACGTTGGAAGCCTGCCACGACAGCACTGGGTGCCCACCGTGCAGCACCTTCCCGCTCACAACAAGGTTCTCCAGCTGCTTGCTAGGTGCCGACAGAGAGCCGTAGCCCTGTCGAAAGTCTGACATGGGAAGGCCGTCGCCTTGCAGTTGTTGGCCGAGTTGCGCGGAGTTCCACGGGTCCAATCCGATGCCGCAGACCTTGTACTTGCTGGCTATGGCGTTGATGTCTGACCGCACTTGGTCAAAGTCGGTGACGTTGCCATCGGTCATGTTCAGATGTCCCTGCCGATGCCACGTCAGGTATGGCACTTTGTCGCGTCGCTCTCGCTGGTGGGCGTTGTCGCTCGGGATCCAGAAGTACGGCTCAATCCAGAACGTGCCATCATCTAGCGGGAAGAGCAGCACCAGGGCTGTGGTGTCAAAAGTCGTGGCCAAGTCCAACCCGGCCCAGCACTCTCGGCCGGCCAGATCAACGGGACACGGCTTGTCGCCTTGGGCCCAGTGATCCATCCGCAGCCACCTAGTTGACTGTTCCGTCCATTGGTTCAAAAAAAGTTGGCGAAAAACATTTTCATACGTCGGCATCTCAACCGCCCGAGCACACTCGCTCCGCAGGAAGTCCATGCGCACGGAAACGCCGAGGTTTGGATTGGCCTTCTTCCACGTCTCTTCGGCTTTCCAGTCATCCGCAATGTCGGCCGCATAGATGGCTGGCAGGAACGTCTCGTCTTTCACGGTGCCGGCGGCCACAGCCTCAGCGTATTTCCAGATTTCCCAGCAGACGCTTTTGCGGTCAAAGCCTGCCGTGGTGAGCGCCACCGTCAGCGGCTGACGCCGAGCACCTTGGCTGCTGAGCATGACTTCCCACATCTCGCGGTTAGAAACGTGGAGCTCGTCAAAGATGACGCCGTGAGCGGAGAGCCCATGTTGAATACCGGCCTCCGCACTCAACGCCTTGTACGTTCCGTGCGTCGCCTCTCGCACGATCGCGTTGCGGTACACCTTGAGATGCTGCCTCAGCACTGGCGACTGCTCGACGTAGACGCGGGCCATGTCAAAAACGAGCCGGGCCTGATCGCGTGAGGCTGCGCAGGAATAGACTTCACAGCCGGGCTCGTTCTCCATCAGCAGCTTGAGCGCAATGCCCGCGCATAAACTGCTCTTTCCGTTTTTGCGAGGAATCGCCAGCAGGCTGGTGCGGACTTTTCGCACGTCGCCCTCAGTGGCGAAGAGCTTTCGCACGTAGTCCTGCTGCCACGGCTCAAGCGTAAACGGCTTGCCGCCGAGCTCGCCCTTGGCGTGCGTCAGGTGCTTGTGGAAGAAACGCACCGCCAGGCACGACGAGCACTTTTCGCACGGGTGCTCAAGCGAACATGCGAGCGTCTTCTTCGTCTGCTTGCGGGCCATTTTCAACCGCCGAAACGCGGGCCAGCGCCGAGGCCGTCAGGCCGAACTCGGCCGCGAACTTTAGCATCTGGTTTCTCGCGTCGCGTTTGCGGTTCCACGCCGGGTGATTGCTTACCCTACCCTTATCGTCCATGAACGTGGCCCCGCTGGCCTTGAGTTCACGGTCGGCCTCAATCATGTCCGCGAGCGAATCGCAGTAAGCGGCCAGCGTCTGTTGGTGCCTGGGGCTCATGACCTTGGACGCCTCAAGCATCGGCACGATCCGCTCCCACTCTTCGCGGGCGAGATCCGAGAGCCAGTGCGGAGCAGGCGGGATGCCCGGAACCGCGTCTATGCCGGACTTGTGCGGCCCCCTAACCCGAGCACCGCGAAGCTTAAGCAGCGGTTTAGGCGTCGGCTTGCGGCCCTTGCCCATGTTGCAAACTCCCAATTTCGGCCCCGCGTATAGAAGCGTGCACTTCTGGTTTTCCTCAGACGGGGGGGTAGGGATCCGAACCGCCCCCCCTCTGCCGCTCCGCGTTCGTCTTCCGGCTGTGGCACGACACACACCGGGCAGCACCGTTCGTCACGTCATACCGCAGGTCAGGGGCCACGCTCACTGGCACTACGTGATCGGCGTGCATGTCACGGCCATAGGCCACACGGCCGCAATCAACGCATTGCCAGTGGCATCGGTTCAGCACCGCTTGCCTCCACGCCTTGTGGGCGACTGAGCAATAGCCACGGGCTGCCGCGTTGGGCCTGGCCTCTCGCATGCGAGGGCCAAGACGCAGCGGCCTATGGCTCGGTATCTTGGTAGGCACGTCAGCTCTTCAGCATCACCACGCCAGCGGTGCCCGTGCTGTTGGTCGTGGCCGAGACGATCTTGAGGTACTCAACGCCAAACACCTCATCGGGCAGGGCATACGCTCGCCCGTCCGTACTCGAGGCTGACAGGGTGAGGTCCGCCACGCTGCCGTCTGGCTTGTAGAGTCGGCGGAAGGTTCCGGCCGTGCTGGTGCCAACCCACATCTGGAGCGTGCTAGCGTTCGTGCTCATCGTGCCGAACGACACGACAGCACCAGCAACGTCACGCATATCAAGCGTGGTAGCTGATGCCGTGGCCGTGTGCAGGGTGATGTCAATGTCACGGTTCTTCCGGCTCAGAATGTTGTCGGCCATGGGTAGCTCCTGGGTGTGGTTACTGTACGGGAATCTGCGGCAACTCTTGCAGTGCCCTAGCTCACAGGGCTAGGGGACTCTGGCTTTGTTCTTGTGAAGCCCGAGCGGCCAGGTATTGCTCCTCATCGACTTCTTCCACGCCTGCCGTCACAACCACGCCAAGCAGTGCCTGCCAAAACTCGTCTTGCGTGTGATGCGGACCGACAGAGACATAGGCCAGGCCCGCAGTTGTGAAGTCGCCGCCTGCCCGCCAAGGTTCGTTAGCCATTCCGTTTGGCTGGCCGAGTGCTTCTGCGACTTGCTGCCGCACTGCTTCTGCGACTTCAGCAGTTGCTCGGAAGTATCTCATGCCACCGCCACGCTGTGCTTCGTTCCTAGCCATTTCTCAACGACAGAAACTTGAGAAGCAGATAATGCCGCCCCGTTGTAGATCAGCACCTCAGATATTGTGCCGTCAAAGAACTGAGACGCTGCGAGCGATCCTATATGTGCGTACAAGGAATCCGTATCCGAAGTGTTGCCGCCGTCCAGAAACGAACTACTTGATCCAACAGAAGTACCGTTGGCGCGAACACTTGCCGACTGGCCCGCGTAGTTTGCCTGCGCGGTAACCACATACTTAGTTGCGACAGAGATGGTTGACCCTGTAATCCCTGCAAAAGTGCCGCCATCAACTCGCCTGCAAGACAATGATATCTGTCCTGCGGGTGACAAAGAGAGTCCAGTACGCACGTTGCCCGGCGCAGTTGTCATAGCGACAAGCCACCGATTAGATGACGTTACGGCATCGGCCGTGAACACCACAAAAATGGTTATACAGCCCCTGTTCCGGCTGATGTCTTTCGCGATCTCCAGCGTGTCGTTTGTGCCGTCGAAATCCAACGCAGTCGGCAGCGTATAGGTTGGCTGCGATGTGCCAGAACCTTGATCGGCGTGGCTTGAGTTTCCGCTCTGATCCATCCATCGTCGAACGGTCTGCCCGTTGGTCGCGGCAGTGTCTGGCGAGATTGAGTTGAGGACAGAGGCTGACTTTTTTGCGTCAAGCCAGAGGGCGAGGCCGCTGATGCTCTTCGGGTTAAATCCCGTGGCTCGCGGCCTCAATAGTTTTGGGCTCATCGCCATGGCTTAGTTCTCCTGCTGTTCCGTTGCTCGAGGCTGTAGGGCATACAGCAACCGTGTCTGCTCGCTCACTGCCTTGCTGATCTCACGCTGCGTCTCGCTCAATGACTTCACAAAGGCCCTGTGCTCCTCAACAAGAGGCAGCAAAACATCGGCGCGAAGCACCCATCCGCAAGCAATTGCGACCAAAGTGGGAAATCCCCACCGCTCCATAATGCTGTAAAGCGTCTCTTTCGCTTGGTCGGTCACTGCATGGCCTCCAGCATCTCGCCACGATTATCCAGCCACCGCTGCACGATTTTCTTGACGATCTCGCTGATGATGGCCGCCAAGATGATGCTGGCCAGAAACCCCATACCGTACTCACGCTCCTGGCGTTCAAGACGCCGTGCGAAGTGTTTGGCGACCACCTCAGTCTGCTGAGCGTCGCACTGATACAGCACTGGAATGGGCCACTCCTTGAGCGCCCGCTCGACAATGCGGCCAACACGCTCACGGCCAATCAGATGCTTACGCATCGGCAGCGAGTCCCACACGTCGGCAACGAGTTGGTCGCGTGTCATTTCTTGCCCGTTCCTTTGCAGACAGGGCAGGTGATCTTGATTTTCCCGTCACCGATGAAGCCATCAACGCAGTTGTCGCACTTGTCGCTGGCCGGCGTCGGTGCGATCTCGTGCCGCAGCTGCGTCACCATGCGGGCTGTCTCGCAGGCCATGTCAGCGGATACGCCGTGGTCGTCGGGTAGGGTGGCCACGCATCCAATCAGCACGACAACGAGGCAGAGCAGAAATCTCACAGCACACCTCGCAGCCAGTTGTCAGGCATCGCCGTTGGCTTAAATCCGCTGTACCCGGCATAGACGTAGGAATCACGGCCGCTGAGCATCTTGGTGGCAACTTCGGCATCGACCCAGAATGAGCACTTACGGACGACATCCGGCATCGTCTCGGGGAAGTGCTTTCCCACCGTGTTGCTGTCTCCCCACGAGTTGGCACAGAGCAGGCCAGGACGCTTGCCAAACCGCACGCCAATGAAGCACATCGCGTGCCACCAAACGCCACCCGGCTTGCAGAAGCCGTCAGCGTCTCGGCTCATGCTGAAGCCCTGGCCGCTGCACACGACAACCGGGTAGCCGTTGCTGATGGCTTTCGCCGCCTCCACAAACGACGTGGCCAGCGTTGTCTCAGAGCACCGCCGTTCCTTGGAGAATCGCTCGAGCCCGTCGGGCACGCCGTTGCGGCCCCAATCGCGTTCCCGTTGGCTGCTGTGCTTGTCGAACACAGTGCCCCCGTAGTCCACGCCGTAGTGCAGGGCACCATAGTCGCGGATGCTCTTGGCTGCGTGGAATCCTGTGCTGCCATCGCCGCCATTGTTCGACTTCTGCCCGCGAGCCTCGACCCGGCTGAACCCGTATAGGCTCGCCTCGATCGTGCGGCCGTTCCACGCTTCTGGCTCTTTCCGCCAATGAATGTCGCAGGCTGCCAGCACGTCCACGGCCAGGCTTGCGCCCCAGCCAACGCACGAGCCCACGCTACCCTGCGAGCCTCGACGCCACGACGGCATGCACTGAAGCAGCGCCGGGTACAGCATCACGTCTTGGTCAGCGGCCTTGAGATCAGGCCCGGCCGATGCAAGCGTCGGATGTGGCAGCGTTGCCACGAACGCCTCAGAACCTTCGGGGTCGGGCACATAGCCCATGCCGTGCTCGGCCATGCGTCAGCCTCCGTTGACGCCGGCCCACGCCACAGCCTTGGCAAAGGCTGCGTAACGGCTTCGCACGTCAGCCGTGACCGAAACCACGTCCACGCCAATAGCCTGCCCGTAGGCGGCCTCTACGGCCTCCCTGAGCCCTGCCACTGAGCCTGGTGCGTGCTGGCCGATGCGCCGCCATGCGATTTCAATGGCCAGCGTGGTGAACATCCGCAGCGAGCGGGTATCAGTGAACACCACTTCGGTGGTCACGGCGTCGCCAGCCACGACGGTGGCAGCCTTGTTCCAAGTTTGAGCCCATAGCATCCGGTCGCCCATTGGGAGCGACTTCATCGCGTCGGCCACGGGCCGCACTAACTGCTGCATCTCCACGCTCGGAGTCTCCACGTCCACAGTGACGGCAGGAGCCGCCGGAAGTCTGGGCATCGGGATCTGGCCCCATGCCGCCGCGAGAATCAGCAACGCCGCTGCGATTCTGCCGAGGCTGGAGCGTTCGGCGTAGCAGGCTTCGGCGGCCTGAGAGAGCCAGCCGGCGATTGTTTCCCGATACGGGGCGGCCAGCAGAGCAACCGCCGCCACCACGGCTGCAAGGCGTATGACTGAATCATCGCTCAACGGACGGCCTCCACTTGCAGCAGGCACCACCGGACCAAGGCTTCGCCTTCCTTGGTCTTCAACAGATCGCCCAGCAAACGCACCAGCTGGTCATCGGCCTGGGAGTTTGTCTTGGACGCAAGCCACTCGGAAGCCTCACTGACGATGATGCTTCGCTTGTAGGGGTCTGCCTCGTTGATGAACCGCTGGCCGTAGCCAATGAGCGGCGACCAAGCCTGCAGCAGGGCGAGTTGCTGCCATATCGTGAGTTTCGATCCGTACTGTTCGAGCTCGGCGGGCGTGGCTTCGTATGCAGGCATGGCTAGTCCTCCGCTTCTGATTGTGCCTCGCCGTCCTCGTCTCCTTGCAGTGGCGGCGTCACGTTGACGATTTCATTCATCCAGTCGTAGGCAGCGTCGTAGGCGTCCTTGGCCTCCTCGTGGGCTTCCCTTCGCTCCAGCCGGAATGGCTGCTTGAAAACCTCTTCATCCAGAAGCTTCCCGTTTCCATCGGTCATGTAGATATAGGCGTACAGCTGCCCGTATTCGATGACGATTCGCCGCAGCACGTCTTCCTTGCCTCTTGGGGCGTTCACGGGCGTTCCTCCCATACGTCACAGTCGCCGTTGTATTCCACGTCGATGTGGGAACGAGTCGCGCTATCAAGCGGTATGCGTTTCATGGAGAATGCCTGAGACTTCACAACTCGCCGCTCTTCTTCCACGTCCTTGCTCCACGTCGCCTGGATGCGGATGCACGCCTGCTGAATCTCTGTCGTTGTGGGATCTCGCTGCCTTAGTGGCTTTGCCCTGAGCTTCCTGTCGTGGCGTCTGGGCAACTCCCAGACCACGGCCAGGCGGATGACCTGATCTCGCGAAATCGTCCAACGCTCACAGAGTGCCCGCATGGGCATGTGAGTCATCCAGTCTGCGTGGAACGCGGCCACGCTTATGGTTGAGGTGATTCCACGCATGGCTCAGGCATCCAACTCATCAGCATTCGTTGCGACGGGTTTAAATACAG